GTCGTGAGCGAGGAGGAGCTGCTCCGGATCTTCTGGGAGCGCCACGACCCGACGCAGGGGTTCCGGCAGGGCAACGACGTCGGCACCCAGTACCGGTCCGCCGTCTACTGGACCACACCCGAGCAGGAGGCCGCGGCTCGCCAGACCGCCAAGGTCTACGGCGAGCTCCTCACGTCCAAGGGGTACGACCCGATCACCACCGAGCTCAAGCCGGCGTCCGAGGTGGGGCCCTTCTACTACGCTGAGGACTACCACCAGCAGTACTTGGCAAAACACGTAGACGGCTACCGATGCCACGCGACGACGGGTGTCCCGTACCCGGAGCGCGTGTAAACGCCGAAAGGCCCCGCCTCCCAGGGGGAGACGGGGCCTTCTGGTCACTTCAGGTTGACGGCGATGTGATGCACGCGGCCACGGAGGCGGCGCTCCATCACGGCTCCATCGAGGATGTAGGTCTTCCCCTGCCACTCGATCCGGTGATACGTCGGGTTACCGTCGATCGCGCCGGGTGGCAGGAGCGCGACGAGGTCGCGCTTGATGACGAGGGTTCCCGCGATACCGGGCGCGGTGGCGGTGTTCTGCCACTGGACTTCGCCGCGGACCGTGGTCCGGGTCGGGCGAGACCAATCGACGTAGGGGTCCCCGTAGGAGTCCACGCCGGTCGCGGCGCGCACGATCACGACCTTGTCGGCGAAGTGTATCGGGGTCATGCGGCACGCCTGCGGTACAGGTGGAGGACGGCGACCTCGGGGAGCGTGAAGCCGTTCAGGACGGCGGGGGTCTCGGATATCTCGCCGACCTGGTAGCGCCCGCCCTGGCTCGGGTTCGTCAGTAGTCGGGCCGTCGCGGTGACGATTACGGCCGCGACGTCGTCGCTCGGCGTCCCGTCCTCGGCGAAGCCACGCCCCCGCGTGTAGGCCTTCACGAAGGCGCACACGACGGGGACGTGGACCTCGGCCAGCGCCAGAGTCTCGGCGTCGTCGGCGCGTCCGAGGAACGCCGCGACCCGAGCCGCGAGGGCATCGGTCACGCGGAGGCCTTGACAATGACGACGGCCTCCGGGTTCAGGGGCGCGGCGTCGAACCGGGCCGTCACGCGGACGGCGATCTGGTCGTAGTCGCCGAAGGTCTGGTCGAGGACCTTCACGCTCGGCGCGAGGTCACGCGCGACGGCGACCTGCGAGAAGTCCGCCAGGACGCCGGTCCCGGCCGGGACATGCGCCGAGACGAGAACCTGGGAGCCGAAGAGGCGGAAGACGCCGTCGGCGGTCGGGTCCGGCGTCAGGACGTAGCCGTTCGAGCCGGTGCCCTGCTTAATCTTCCGGAGCGCGACGAAGTCGGCCGGGTTCATGAGCCACTTCGCGGCCGTGGTGTTGCCACCGGCCGTCAGGAGGGCGCCCCAGGCGTCGAGGACGGCGTCCAGGGTCGTCGGCGCCGCGTTGACCTTCTGGGCGCCCTCGTAGTTCACGATGCCGAGCGGGGTCGTGCCGCCGTCGCCGTCGCCCGCGATGAAGGCGGAGTCCAGCGTCGCGGCCACGTCGCGGACCATGCGGTCGCCGAGGGCGGAGTCCAGTGCCACGACGCTCTGACGCGCGAGTTCGTTGGAGAAGCGCGTGAGCGACTTCAGGGACTTCATCCCGGAGGGCAGGAGCGTGACCTCGCCGAAGTCGCCGTCGACCTCGGCGATCTGCTGGCCCTCGCCGGTCCACGAGGGCGCGCCGATCGAGTTCAGCATGGGCACGCGCACGGGCGAGCCGTTGGTGTCGAAGATCCGGGGGCCAGCCGTCAGGAAGACCGAGGCGGTCTCCAGGGGCTCCAGGAGGACGGACTGGACCTGCTCGGCGGTCATCTCGGGGGCGGTGGTGGTGCTGGTAGCCATGGGGGCTCTCCTTGAATGAGTTCAGGCATGAAAAAGGCCCGCACCGGGCGGGCCTTGGGGAGCGGGAGCCTCCGGGGCTCTACAGGGAGGCGCGAAGCATCGCGCCGAGGGTCGGCGTTGTCGCCGAGGTACGGGGTCCCTGGTCGACGTCGCCGCGGGGGCGGCGTGCGGCCAGGTGGGGCTTGCTTGCCAGGAGCGCGTTTACAGCGCCGACCAGGGCCTCGGCGTCGTCCAGGTGGGCAGCGTCGAAGTCGAGGTCGGACGGGTCCGCCAGACGGCCGTCAGCGGCCACGAGGGCGGCGTGGAGGCGCTTCGCGTAGTCGTCGGCCTGCCGGGCGCGCTCTCGGTACGTCGCGGCCTCCTTGCGGAGTTCCACGACGTAGGCGCGGGGGAAGGTGTCCTGCCGGTCGTCGTCCGCCTCCGGGGCGGGCGGGTTCACGTCCTGGGCCTCCGGGGCGTCAGGGGTCGTGGTGTCGGTCAAGGGGTCTCCTGGGTGAATAGAGGTGAGAATCGCTCCGCCTTCCTGGCGAGCCGGATAGCCTCGGCGGCATGCAGTTGGGCACCTGGGGCGAATGGATCGGCGGTATCGGCGCGCTGGTGCCCGCCGTGCTGTGGTTCTTCGAGCGCGCCGACCGCATCAAGGCGCAGGACGAGGCGAAAGCGGTCCGCGAAGAGGAGCGGCTACGTTTGCGGGAATCGCAGATTCGATTGGTGCGGTTTGAGAACACGACGTTCAAGGAGCCGAAACTCCCGGACGAGTTCATGCGCTTCGAGGTCATCAATGACTCGGACGCGCCGCTGGGTTCGGTCAGTTTCGCTTTCGTCGGGTACGACGATAGATTCCCGGAAGGAATCCTGACCCAAATGGGGACCGGTTCGCTCGGACCTCACGAACGCCGAACGATCCCCTTCTGGCGAAAGTATTTCACCGGGAAGGAGTCACCGTTTCTCTTTGTACTCGACGTCAATCATGTCCACTGGAAACTCTTCGACGAGGGAACCTTCGAGGAACTACCGGGGCCACGGAGGCCCGAGCCTGAAAAAGGGAAGCGACGTTGGTTGCCCTGGCGCCGAGAGCAGAAGCGGTCTACCTGACGGGCTCCGGATAGCACGTGCACCCGACGTGTTTGTGGAAGGACTTCTCGGACGGGTAGACGTAGCCGTCCTTCCGGAGCCACTGGCACAACTCGCAGGCGCCAGGCGAGAGCACGCGACGGTAGCCACGGATTCCGCGGCGCTTCATGCCGTCCAAGTAGGCGTCCTGGAACTTCGCCGCGGGTTCGCCCTTGCCGTAGCGGGCGAACCGGTAGGCCTCGTCCGTCTCGGCGCCGAGGGCGTCGCCGACGAGCGTCAGGAGGCCCTCACGGACGCGAGAGGCGTCCGCGGTCGGGGCGGTGAGCCCGAGGGCCGTGGAGGCGCCCACGGCGTGCGTGAGGGAGGCGTCCGCCAGCGCGACGGCGGCGCCGTTCGCACCGAGGACGAGCGCCTCGGCGGCGGCGAGGAAGGCGGCCTCGTCCAGGCGCCCGGCCAGGAGTGCCGCATAGAGCGCTTCGAGCCGGGCGGCCGTGGTGCCGGTCAGGCCTTCGAGGGCTTCGCCGACGTTCACGCGGCGCCGAGCCCGGCGACCACCTGGGCGGCGGCCGTGTCGAGGGACTCCGCGCGCTTCAGTTGCCGGACGCGGTCGATCTGTGCGGGCGAGTAGCCGAGCGTGGACTCCAGGACGGAAACGAGCGGGACGCCGATGGACGCCAACTTCGCGGCGGCGTCGGCGGCCTGAGCGGGCGTGCGGGTCTCGGCGGACTCCCAGACCGTTTCAACGTCCACGGACGCCGGGTCCACGCCGTCGCGGACGGCGATCACCAGACGGGCGACGTCGGCCCAGGCGGCGCCGAAGGACCGTTGCCGCGCCGTGGCGGTCGCCACGAGCGAGGCCTCCGCGGAGCGGATCGCGTCGGCGCTGGCGGGCTGGTCGCCGAAGAGTCCGAGGTAGTGGGGCGGCAGGCCCGAGAGGGCGCCGATCTGCTGAGTGAGGGTCGCGACCGTGTCGGAGTAGCCGTCAAGACGAGCGCCGTCGAACTGCCCGAACTTGGTCTCTGGGTTCTCGCTCTGCCACAGGCGCCCGGCCTCGTTCGAGAAGGGGTTGATCGCGTTCCCGTCGTCGTCCTCCATGACCTCCAGGCCGGTAACCCATCGGCGCGGCCGGGCGTAGAACTCAGAGGAGACGAGCGCGTCGGACAGGACCTTGTTGAGCGCGTCCGTCACGCCGAGGACGTCCTCCATCTGGGACACGCCGTCCACGTCCAGGAGGCGGCCACGGTTGACGATCGGGACAACCGGGACAACGCCCAGCGGGTTGTCCAGCGTGTCCCGCACCTCCCAGCCGTCCGCGGGGATCGTGCCGCCTGCCGCGACAGTCGCGCGGGATACGTAGCGGGTGATGATGTCCCGCTCGTAGACGTTGAGGTAGGCGCGTCCCGCGTCTGTCCAGCGCTTGCCCGCGGCGAGAATCTCGCGGGACGCAGGGTCCCGGACGACGGACACCTGGGACGCGCTCTCGACGGTCACACGCGGCGTGCGACTGTCCGGGCCTGCCCAGACCATGACGAACGCCGAGCCAAGCGCGAGAGCCTCGGTATGGGCTTGGGCGGAGGCCTCCTCCAGACCGTTTACACGCCAGATGCGCCAGATATCGGCGTCGGGCTCCGAGTCCGGCCCTTCGGTCCGAAAGCCGGTCACCGTGAGCCGCTCGGCGATGGAGTCCACGACGAGGCGCGGGTAGTTCACTGCGAAGGACCGCAGGCGGCCGCCCAGGGCTTCGGAGGCCTCACGGGACAGGTAGGCCAGCGGCTGTGTCCCGCGGTAGTAGTTGTCCAGTCGGGCGAGGTCGGGCGTCCGGGCGTCGAGTGCGCGGGACAGGGACGCGGCGAGGTCGAGGGTGCTCAAAAGGCGGCTACCTTCCGTTTGGGTGCGCGTGTGGCGTGAAACGCCGCGCGTTCGTGGGCGACGATCGCGGCAACGGCGGCGTCGATCTTGCGCGTTGAACCGCGCTTGTCCTTGTTGATGACGTCGCCCATGGGCGTGTTCTTCGCGACTGCGTTCGTCATGTGCGCCGACAGGCGCGGGTGTGCGTCGTGCGTCAGACGGCCGTCAACGATCGCCTGATAGAGGCGGTCGGTAGCCGGAGCCATCCGGGACGCGGCGCCGGTGTTCCATTCCAGGACGCGGCGCTCTCCGTGCTCCTTGGCCCAGGCTTCAATCTCCGAGCGCCAGCCCCAGGGGTCGCAGGCGAGTTCCACGACGTTGTAGCGGGCGAAGGCATCCCGGACGGCCTTGGCGACGTCCTCGCGTGGGACGCGCCAACGAGGATCGTTCGGGTTCTCCCAAAGCCCGATGACGAAGAGGTGCGGGTCGTCCACGGTGCAACCGACGAGCGCCGTCGAGTCGCCGGACGCCGAGCCGTCGAAGGCCAGGACGACGCGCTCGCGAGGATCAACGTCACGGGTCCCGAGGTCGTCCCAGACTCCCCACGGAAGCCACGCCGAGGCCTGCCCGACCCACTGCCCGAGGCGGTAGCGCCGGAAGGCGGACTCGCGCGTCTTCGGCGGGAGGATCGCCTCCAACGCGTCCTCGTGAAGAAAGTCGCCGAGCGCGGGGTTGGCGGCGCGCCAGGCGTCGCGGTCGGCGACGTCGCAACCTTCGGGGGCGGCGTACTCCACGAAGACGAAGGACGGGTCATCGCCTCGGCGCCCGTGCTCCACGAGCGACCACATGACGGATTCCTTGGAGTCGCTCGGCGTCGAGATGGCGAGCGTCAGGGACTCAGCGCGCTTCCCGGCCGCCGTGACGACGGCCTCCCAGACGTCCGCGGTAACAACATGCAACTCGTCAACGATCATGAGCGTCGGGTCCCAGCCCTGGAGCGCGCCGACGTCGGCGGGCAGGGCCCGGAGTTCGGAGTCCGTCTCCGGGACGTGGATTCGGTCGCGGTAGACGTGCGTCCGCTCGGCGAGGCGCGGCTCCAGGTCGATCATGCGAGCCACGGCGCGGAAGATGTTCTCGGCCTGCCGTTGGTCGGACGCGACCACGAGGACCTGCGCGCCCTCCACGCCCTCGGCAAAGAGCGCGTAGGCCGCCAGGACGGCGGCGAGGCCGGTCTTCCCGTTGCCTCGCGGCATGGACACGAGGGCCTGCCGTGGGCGGCGTCCCTCGGTCGGGTAGAAGCGCGCGACCATGTCGAGTTGCCACGGCCGAAGCACGAACGGTTGACGGGCTCCCGTGCCCTTCGGGACGCGGAGAAACTCGCGCGCGAAGCCGTCGATACGGGGAGCGCCGGACGCCGGAAGCGCGCTCAGGTCGAGCGGCCCGGCCGTAATGGCGGCCTTCGGGCCTGCCTTGACCATGGGGCCTCCGGAGAGTGTCTGAAAGTCTGCCTTGCCACTAGGGGACGGGGGCCCAGGTCGCGCCCTCTCCCCCCTGGGGTCGCAGAGCGGCCCGCGGACCACGAGCGGCGCCTCGCTTCGAGTTGCACGAGCGGCACACGACGTCCACGTCTTCGAGCCCACGAGCGGGCCAGCGGAGGTGGTCCGCGGTCAGGTCCTCCGTCGCGCCGCAGTCGGAGCAGAACGGTTGGAGGGCACGCGCCCGGCGCGAGAGCCGCGACCACGCGGAGTTGTATCCGCGCGCGGTCGGACTCGGCTTCGGCTTGATCGGATACGGATGAGCGGCGCAGCGGGACGCCGGGCTCGGCTCTCCGCACACGGAGCAAGTCGTCCAGGTCACGGGGCTCCTCGGTTGTGGCGGTCGTGGCGGTCGGGTACGCCGAAGGCGGGCCGGAGCGTGTGTGCTTCTACGGCCCGCCTTGGCGGTCGCGGCCCTGTCTCCGCCACAGAGCGGGCGCGCGTTCCCCGCGCGAGAGAGGACGCGGGGAGGATCAGGAGGTCAGGCGACCTCGGGGACGAGGTAAAACTGGCCGTTCCGGTCTCGACGGCGGGCGCCAAGGATGCGGTCGGCGACGGCGAAGAACTGGTTCCGCGTCGGCGGAGCGGGCTCATCCGGCCAGGCGTCGGCCTCGGTCATCGTCAGGAAGGCGAGGGAGTCGCGGTACGTCGGCCGCGGGGCAATCAGGACCGCGGGTTTCTTCGGGTAGGGGTACTCGGGGCGCGCTCCGGCCTCGTACCAGCGGGGGCGGCCCGGTTGGCGCGGGAAGTCCATCTCGGCCTGAAGCCGCTGGTTGTAGACGCGCCGACGTGTGGACTGGTAAGCCAGCCGCTCGCGCTCGATGCGCCCGAGGTCGCTCTGGTACGACACCCAGGCCTCCCAGGTCTCCTCCTCGCATCGCGCCCAGAGGTCGGCCGTGGAGATGCGCTCGCCGGGCTCGGCGTGGGGCAGCCAGACCAGCGTGAGCCAGGCCTCGGCGGTGGCCTCGGCGCGGGCCTTGCGACGGGCCTTGGATGCGGCGACCTGCGCCGCGGCGGTGCTCACTTCGAGTCCTGGCGGCGGCGCATCTCCAGGCGAGCGGCGCAGATGCGGGAGCAGACGCTGGAGCCGGGGCGGCCGTGGATTGTGTCGCCGCAGATGGCGCACGGGCGGGCGGTTGGCTTTGTCATCGGGGTCTCTCGTTTCTCTCGGGCGGCCGTGGCGGTGGCCGGTAATGCAGTAGGCAGGGTGGCAACGGGTGTTGCCTGCTCGCCGCGGCTAGGAGGCCGTGCGGGCGTGAAGTTGCCCTCTCTGTACGAGGACGCGGTACGTTGCGCGGGACCGCAAACTGCCAATACAGGTCGAGTGCGGGGCACGATGCGCGGGGCGCTCCATTGTCGAGTAGTGGAGACGTTGCGCGGGGCGCCGGAGGGCGGAGCCGCTTTCCCATACATACAGTCGAGGGCGCCGTCTCACTCGTCGCAGCGCCCGGCCCTCTATCTGTAGAAGTGCGCAGGGTGTCTCCGTGACGCGGGCGCCGCGGTGCGCCGCGCAGGGCGGGCCGGGCGGGACGTGCAAGTTGTTGGGTATGTGCGTGAAGTGCACGGGTTTCTCTATTACTTCCTTAAGGCGGCTCGCTCTATAGGAGAAACAGAGAAACCAGGGTGGTTCACGCACATACCCAGCAACATGCATCATCCGGTAGCGCCGCCGCCCTCCCGGCGCCGGAGTAGGCGAAAGCCACCCCCCGAGAACTCCTACGAGACCTCTAGAAAACACAGACAAAGCCGTAGGGACGACGAAGGTCCGAGGCCCCTATGCCGGGACCTCGGACCTTCTGTGCGGGCCTCAGAGGGGCGTCAGTCGGTCTGCCCAGCGAGGAGGTCCGCCTGGAGCGCCTCGACGTCGAGGACCTCGCCGGTGACGACGTCCCGGCCGTCGCGCCCGATCAGCCGCACGCGAGACGGGTCGAGGCGGTTGCCGCGGCGACCTGCCGGAGCCACGGTCACGGACGTCAGGGCCGCCTGGAGCACCTCACGGCGCCCGGCGTCATCGGCGACGCGGGCGAACGCCTCGGTGAAGGTCTCGCCGGTCTCCACGGTCTCGACAGTCGGCGTCGTCTCCGCAGCGCGGGCCTCCCGACGGGCGGCCTTCAGCGAGCGGAGGCGGTCGGTGAGCGCGTCCTCCAGATCGGGGTCGTCGTCCACCTCGGCGAGCCGCGCGAGCGTGTCCGTGATGGCCGCCTCCACCTCGGCGAGCGACTCCCGCTGGTCCGGGATGGTCGCCATCGTCTCGATGACGGGGAGGTGTCCCCATTTCGCCGTGATGGTCTCCAGGACGTAGCGCTCCAGCGCCGGGCGCGCGGCGGAGGCGCGGGCCTCGCACTCGCGGTTCTGGCAGCGATACGAGGTGTACTTCCGGTTCCCGCTCCCCGTCGTCGCTCGGTGCAGGAGCCCGTCGCAGCCGCCGCAGCGCGCAAGGCCGTAGAGGAGCGCAACCTCGTCGCCACGCGGGCGCGAGCCCGGCCTCTTCGCGGCGTCGATCTTCGCGAGCATCTCGCGCCACTCGCGCGGCTCCATGATCGCCACCGTCTCATCGATGACCGGGAGCCCGTCGGCGTCCCGCAGGACGTCCACCGTGACCTCCTCGCCGGGCTTGCGGCCGGGCGTGTAGGGCGTCATGCCCGCTAGTGCCGGGGCGCGGAGGAACGTCTCCACGGATGCGTCGTGCCAGAAACGCGACTGCGTCGGCACGTCCTCCACGATCCCGTCCCGGCGCCGACGACGGGCGCGGGGCTTGACGCCCTCGGACTCCAGCCAACGGGCGATGGAGTAGACGGACGCTCCGGTGAGCGCGCGGCGGGCGGCCTCACGGACGTAGTCGATGGTCTCCGGGTCGTGCGCGAGGACCATGCCAGGACCCTCGGGGTTCGGAATGTTCATGAAGCCGAACGGCGGGCGGCCCCCGACGCGGCGCCCATCGGCCACAAGGGCACGCCGGGCGGCGGCGACACGGGCGGAGATGGCGGCGGCCTCCATCTCGCCGAAGACGGCGAGCATCGTGGCGAAGGCGCGCCCCTGGGCGGTGGTCATATCGACCGGGTCCTCGACGGCGACGATGCCCGCGCCGCGGTCCTGGAGCGTCTCGTCGGCGTGGAGGAAGTCCAGGACGCGCCGAGCGAGGCGGTCGATCTTCCAGACGATGACGGCCTCGTATCGCTCTGGAGAGTCGATAATGGAGCGCCAGCCGGGGCGGTCCTCGGGCTTGTTCTTCGTGGCGCTCACGCCGTCGTCGGTGGCCTCCAGGGCAATCGTCCAGCCGCGGGCGCGCGCGTAGGCGCGGGCGGCCTCGAACTGGCGGGCGATGGAGACGGACTCCTCGGTGGTCACAGACAAACGGGCGTAGACCGCTACTCGGCGGATCGGCTTGCGCGTGGCGGGGCTCATGCGCGCAAGAGTAGGGCATTACGTGTCTTCAGGACTACCGGCAGCAGTACCTGAGCGCGGCCAAGAACCCGAACGGCTACCGCTGCCACGCGACGACCGGCGTCCCGTTCCCGACGTCCCTGTGAGGCCCGTCGTATCCCTGTCGTATCCCTGTCGTATCCCTGTCGTATCCAAGGGGCGCCGTTCGTAGCATCGGTGAGGGCGGGCAGCGGGTCCGCCAGAGCCGAAGGATCAAAGATGCCC